GCAAAAAGAGTTATTTAGAGTTGATGAACAATGCCGAACAGAAACTATGAAGCAGGAAGGCGGTTTGAATACCGCGTGAAGAAAGACCTTGAGAAATCAGGTCATGTTGTGATACGCTCTGCAGGCTCTCACTCAATGGCGGACTTGGTCGCGTTCCACGAGCATTACGATGGCAGGTCTGCATTCATACAGTGCAAGCTTCACGGCGCGATGACCAAGAAAGAAATGGAGGCGTTCTGCGTGGAGTGCAGCAAGCTCGGAGTTCAATCTATAATCGCTGAAAACATCAAGGGCAAGATTACTTACAAACGCCTGACGCTAAATAACCCAATACAGCGCGTATATATCGGAGGCCCTGAGTGAGATGTCAATAGCGTCAAAAGTATGTGATGAGTGCGGCAGAACCATTTACGCGCGGACTTTGAACAATGAATGGCTCTGCGTATGCGGAAATAAGATGAAAGGCTGAGACAATGGACGCAAAATTCGAGATACAGAAAGCAAAAAATAAGGACTGGTTTTTCCACTTGCGTGGAAGGAACGGAAAGATACTCTGCTCAGGGCATGGCTACTCAAGCAGAAGGAACGCGCGAGCAGGAATAATCGCGATACAGAACTGCGCGTCATGTGCCGAAGTAAAGGTGCTATAATGCCAGAAACACCATTGCAGGAACACGCTCAAAGCTGTAATGACTGCCTTGGGTGGCTGAATATCTGCGAGGCGCAGTGCTGCAAGATGTTCCAGATAAGAATGCCAGGAGGCTGGAAAGCCCTTAAAAAGGGACAGAAGATAACCTACAGGGCATAAAATAACCATTCCTTTCACATCCTATCTTTTTTTATACCTATACAAGCAATACATCTGTTGGTGACACTTCCACGGTTGATTTTAACGCAACCGGAACTTTCTACAATGGGACTTATACGCTGAATACTTCAAGGGACGGAACAGGTGATGGTATTAGTGTTAGCGGAACGGCTCATGATATTTCCATAATATACAATACCGTAAGAAATATGGGTACAAAGACAGGAACTACCGTCGGAGATTGTATTACTGCTCACGATGGGAATTATAATATTACCATTGAAAATAATAAGCCACCTGAGTCACATTTGATGTCTCATTCGATGAAACTTCCACTGTGTCGTTAGTTCCCAAGTAAAAACCGTTTAATGACGAGGTAACGATGGAATTACCAGAAAAGGTTCCCGTTGTGAGGTTGTCTACCCTAATACCCTTTGACCCCGTGAAGGTGTTGTTTGTCACCGTCCAGTTGGTAGAACCCGCCGCTGTAGATATTATGCCGTATCCTGCTGTTGTCGCTCCTGATATATTAGTGATTGTGAAATATGTATTTGTTCCGCTACTACTTACAGTGTGACCAAAAGTGTTGGCAAGAGTAGGAATATTCTGTACCGTTATATGGTCACTGGTTCCACCTATGATAATATTCCCCGCCCCTGCATTATTGAAAGTCACTGCCATTGTGCCGACATTCCCGCCCTCAAGCGTTATATATGATTTACCATTCACAAAAAAGTTTGATGTACTTGAAGCCTGAGTCATCACCGCAGGGTGTCCCGCTAAATCCATACGATAGGTAATTATATTACCTTCACTGCCCGAAGATGGAGGGTTGACGCTAACCGAAATGGTATCACAGAGATAAATAGTTGACGGGCCTGTCCATGTATCAGAATTGTGTCCCGCCGCACTTCTGCAATTAGCAAGTCTATTGCCACTGGCAGTACCGGCATTTGCTTGGCAGACATACCATGTACCTGCTCCGTGATCGACCCCCCATGCCGAACCAACAATGAAGAAGCTGAGAAGGATTATGAATAGTGATAGTTTTTTCAATTCTACCTCACAAAAACAAGCTCAATCGTATAGTTCGCACTCGCCGTCGCCTGATTCGAGACTTTCAGAGTCAGAGTATTGATGACCGGCGGGAGATAATATTCAGAGAGATAGTGACTGTATGCCTGAGTGGTCTTTTTTAGAGTCGCATGGATGAGGTTGAGTCCTTTGTTCGCTGTCGTGCCGCCGTCCACACTTCCGAGAAGATCCTCACCGTTGGCATCGAGGATAAATACATCTGCTGCGTCCGGGGCTGTGCCTCCGGCTGTTGGATATGCCGCGACAGTGTAAAGGGCATGGGTACCGAGGACCATAGCCATGTTTGCTGTGCTTATCGCCGTGTCCGGTATTGATCCGTTCGCGGCGTCTCCGGTACAGACAAAGGGTATGACAACGAATCCGCCTGTATAAGAGCGCGGCGAGGTCTGGACACATGATCCGGCGGCGAAAACCATCCCCGGCGCGAGCAAGATAAAAAGGATTGCTATTACTGATAATCGTTTCATGGCTTTCGCCTCCTTTCAAGGTAAAGAGTGGGGGCGGAGTGGATACCGCCTCCACGGGGTTAAATCTCTTTCTTTTATGCGACGACCACGTTGGCGCCCACTGTCAAAGGAATGAATATGATTGACGCCTGTATTGATCCGTCTGCTGCTGCTGCGATAAAGTCAATCGTTCCGGCTGTGACGATAAGCGGTTGCATGATTCCGACCACTGCTCCGCCATAAGTCATCGCGGTTGCGATAACGCCGGTTACGCCGAGGATGTCACCGACCAGAGCCGGGTTGATATCGAGATCAGCGCATATTTTAACCGTTGTGCCGTCTGTCGGATTGACGCTCCATGAACAAGCGTTGGCGCCCGATGCTACAGTCACTTTGGCATACAGGGCCATCACCTGAATTATTCCTGTCACGGTGAAATAGGGTGTAGTCGCGGCGGCCAAAGCTGCGGCGTCCCTGTCTACCCTTAAACCAAGGGCCATGTTTCCTATCATTTCACGGGTTGAATCGTTGAATTTCATTATCTATACCTCCCTTTTGAATAGGGAGGCCCTTTCAGACCTCCCAGGTTATTTCGTTACGCTACTGCCGTCGGTGGAGCAGCCTGTTTGTAGCGAAGTCCGTCGAGAATATAGAGGACGTTCGCAATGTTACCGGCGTCGCCTGCCGCGAATGTCGGATGCAGCCAGTCACGACCAGAAGTCAACATAATGGACGGGACATAGAACATCCACAGGCAGTTATTACCAGCCGTCACGCCGTCAAGTGTAAATGTCGCGGCGGCGGTCAAAGCGGTAAGGGCATCGCTTGTCTGAGCGGTAATGTTCTTCCATCCGCCCCATGTTGCGGTGACGGCGTATGTACCTGCCAAGGCAACCGCGCTTGTCTCTCCTTCGCGGAGCGTCATAACAAGCTGGTTTGCGTCCACTGCGTAGTCCTCATGGACAATAATCAAGACGCCGTTTGAGTTGCCAAGATAAATGGGATCACACGTTGCCGCTATTGCATTCGAGGCCGCCGGTTCGTGGCCTTCTATGATCGGGAATTTTTCAGGGCTAAAGTTCATTGTAAGTTCCTCCTTTTTGATACCGGGGATTTCTCCCCGGTTGTTATTTGCTTATGCTCTTTCAGCCAGCGCGATAAAATGCGACTGTGTTGCCCCTGCGCCGCCCTTATACGGTGTGAGAGCGGAAGCCCTGACGGGCTGACCGTCAATTCTCATGACAAACCGGAAAACCGATTCATCATAGATAAACTGGACGTGGATTGACACGTCTGACTGTATCCCGCCCTTCTCTCCGAGAATGTATCCGTTGAGGTCGGCGAAGATGATGTCTCCCAAGTCTCCGAGGGCTGACGCCTGCTCGATAGGAGTAACAGGACGACCAAGAAGGACTCCGCCGGGCGCGTTGGCAAGGGTATTGCCTGGAGGAAGATAGACGGGGATTCCACCTGTACCGACAGCAATGCTCATGGTGAGCAACTGAGGCATAATGCTCTGATTGATGTACCATTCAGCCCTTGACAGGCTGTTGGCGAACATACGGGAATACATCTTGATGACGTTTTCCGCGACAACCGTGTCGGCTTTCTGACCGGTCTCTTTTGTCACCTGGACCAGACAACCAGCGCTCAGTATGCCGAGGGGCTGTCCCGCTCCTGTTCCGTTGATAATTGCATCGTCAACAAGGAAACCAAATTCAGCCGCAAATGCCCTTCTTATGAATCCTTCAAGAGCGGTTGCATCCTGGAGAAGCTCGTCTGTCGCATAGCAAAGACCGATGAGTTTATGAAGATTCAATTCGATCTGTCTGAATTTCGGCTTGCTTGCGGTCTTGAGTGCGGCTTCGTCTTTCCAGTAACCGACGATACCACCTGAACGGGTAGAGACTCTGCTTGTCTCGTCGACGCCGTTCATCTTCATGCTGTTCGCATTGCCTGAAATCTGTATTCTCTGACATTTCGGTGCCAGTAATCCGGTCTGCATCACGTCCTCAAGAAGCTGGTTGCTGAAATCGGTCTGGACAAGGAAACCGCCGTCCGACGGTACGGTCTCATTAAGACCCGTGGCCGCATTAAAAAGGCGCGGGTCAATGCTTCCGCCAGGCTGCCCGGCGCGCATAATTGCGAACATCTGCTCGCCGATGCTTTTGAACTTCTCTTTGTCCTGGACCTGGATGGAAGCGAGGGCCGCTTTCTTTTCTACCGTCGCGGCTTTTTCAGGGGTTTCAAGTATTGCCGCTGCTCTCGCCTGTCTTTCGAGGGTATTGACCATCTTCTGTGTATCTTCGATGGTGTCAAGAATCTCATTCTTTAAAGCGAGTTCAGCTTCGTTGAGATCCCTGTTTTCCGATACCGCCCTATTATCGATGTCTACCGACTTCGCCATAAGGTTTTTTATGTCTTCTTTGTACTGTGTGATTGTTTTCAAAGTGTTTCCTCCTTTTTAAAGTGATGGTGCTATTACTTCCGCTCGTGTTAAAAGGTCTGATACTCGGTCTTTCTTTGCTGGCTTTGGCTGTTCAGCGTCTCGCAGAGTTTCCTTCGCCTCGATGGGTTTTGCCGGAGGTTCAGCGTCTCGCAGAATCCCTTTAAATCCATCGGCAATGATAGCCTTCGCATCTTTTCGAGTATACCCGGCGTCTCGCAGGATATTTTCTAAGTCCCTTTCGTTGTCTGGCGGTTGTTTATCCCCGGATAGGTTCTCGGGTATTATTTCCGTAAATAACTGTTTCGTCTTATCCAATGAATCGGCTATTTCTCTCAGTTGTGAGGCGGTCCCGAAAGCTAAAAATTCTCCTCGTTCGTTGCGTAAAAACTTATTTCCACTCTCGTTAACAACTGTTGTCATCCCCGTAATTTCATCGGGTATGTGTTTAAACTTCGCTTTTGCCATGGCCGGTACAAACTTCGCGCAAGCTGCCATATCCATTGAGTCGCTTATCTGGTCAACGAGTCCCGCGTCCCTTGCTTCCTGTGCCGTCATCCAGGTCTCAGCGTCCATCCATGCCATGACTTCGCTTTCTTCTTTCCCGCTTTTCGCTATATAGGCCGCCGCAATGGATGACCCTACCTTATCCAAAACATCAGCCATTTTTCGCATTTCCCCGGCGTTCCCCATGACGACGCCAAAGGGATTATGCATCATGTAAAGCGCGTTTTCCGCCATGATAACCGTATCACCCGCGAGAGCTATCACGGACGCGATAGAAGCCGCGAGGCCGTCAATATAAGTCGTGATATTCGCCGGGTGCTGTCTCAAAAGATTGTAGATTGTCACGCCGTCAAACACTTCGCCGCCCGGTGAATTTATATGTAGATCAATCTGAGACGCCTTGATTTCGGATAGTTCTTTCTGGAAACTTTTTGCAGTGACGCCGCCGCCGCTCCAGAAGTCCTCGCCGATGGCGCTATAAAGGCCAATCGTGCCGGGCTCGTCGTCATCTGCCGCACGTAGCGCCGGGTCATACGCCTTCAGGACGCTAGCCGGAATCTCAGACTTGGCTGCCAGACTGCGGCGGCTCATCGTTGCCGTCAATTGGATCAGCAGCGGATGCGTTTTGTGGTTGAGTGACATTGACTTCTCCCAGTA